GTTAAAATGTATATGCCCCACAAGTCTCTTGCGTTTCACGGTGACCATGAAAGCGTTATGCACGGAGAAGAAAGAAAGACAAACCCATTAATAAGCAAATGAAAGTAGAAATAGTAGAGATAGGAACGTCCGACTTTAGAACTGAGGCGGGAAATAAGATAGGTTTATTCGTTGAGCCTATAAAAGAGTATTACGATAGATTACCGAAGTGCCTAAAAGAGAATGTGGCGGTGAGTAATTACAATGGCGAGATAGATATCTATTACATTCCATCTTCAAGAATCGAGGGGCTTGGTTTACCTAACTGGTTGAGGGGTTGTAACTCTGTTAATCACATTCACCCTACAATACTAAGCATGGGATTCAGTAAACACGTTGTAAAGAATACTGTTGAGGTGGTTAGGATAAAAGATTTACTACTCAAGCATGATATAACAGACATTGAACTACTTAAAATAGACACCGAGGGGCATGACTGCGTAATCTTAAATGACTTTTTAGATACTTGCACTATAAGACCAAAGACTATTCAGTTTGAAAACAACTCATTAAGCGACCAAGAAGAGGTTATAAGGCTATGTGAACGACTTCACGAAGTAGGATATACAACACAACAGATTAAATTTGATATGATATGCGTATTATCGTAGGAATAGCAACCCATAAAGGACGGGAACACACATTAGAAAGAACGATTGACAGCCTTTTAAAGTACGTTGATGACATTCATGTATACGACAACGAGAAAGAGCCGTATAACGCAACGGATAACGGTAAGTTTCACTTCTTACATAAATACCAAAAGCCGATATACGCGGTATCAGCCGATGACGATTTGATTTACCCTCCTGATTACATAGATACCCTACTAAACGGCATAGAAAAACACGGAACTATCTGCACATTCCACGGTAGAAAGCTGCAAGGATTGAATAGAAGTTACTACAAGGGGCATAAAGCCTTCGCTTGTTTGAGAAACTACCCGCAGACTTTACAGATTGACGTTGCAGGAACGGGCGTTTCAGCTTGGGACACATCGAAATTCAACCCCACAGAGATTTGGAAAGCAGAAGATAAGTTAATGAGTGATTTGGTATTCAGTCTTGAAGCCGCAAGGCAAGGGATTAATATAACACACTTAGGACACGCGGGAGATTGGATAATTCAGCAACCGATACCACTTGAGCAAACGATTTACGGGCGTGAAGTAAGGAAAGAGCATCGACAAATTGAGTTGGCTAATGAAATTTTTAAAATAAAAAGTGGTTTGTATTAAAATTTAGTTATATTTGTTAAAAATTAAACAAATGGAATACTTATTTTTAATTGCTTTAGGTTGGTTCGTGAGTGAATTTGAGCCGTTTAAGCTGATAGCTAACTACCTTTACATGAAGTCGGGGAATAAAACATACCTTGAATATATCTTCGGGGTGTTTGATTGTTGGCAATGTTCGACATTTTGGGCATCGTTGATATGGACATGGGATATTAAAGCCGCTATCATTGCTTCGTTTATCGTTTACGTTCTAAACACAATCCAAGAACTATGGATGCTGAAGAGAGGGAGATAATGGACAGGCTTAGAGACCAATTCTCCGAGGGGTTGGTAGTTAAGAAAACCGCAGTCAAAGCAAAGAACATTTACAACAAGTACAACCCAAGTACACCAGTTGGATATTGTATGTGTACCGCAGTACGTCGACACATCTACGTCAAGCAATTCATTGAATGGTATGAAAGCGTTGATTGACCAATGGTACACGGATAACTATAAGCAACTCCGAGAGGTTACAACCGCTTGGATTGTTCGTTATGGTCGAAACTTAGATGCTGAATCTATAATTGCAAACTCTTATCTGTATGTTATAAGCCGAATGGATGAAATGACAGAGGAGGATGTTCCTAAATGGGTGTACCAGCATATCAATGTAGAGTTAAGGATGCCGAAATCAGTTACCAACAACTATCTGAACAAGCATAACATCGACAAGATGGATATCAATGAGGCTTTCTTCGTTCAAACGTATGAGGATTTAATAGATTGCGTGGATGTGAACTACATGATTGATGACTTTAAAACTACTTTAGATCGTTATGACCAAATTATATGGGATGTCTACACTAAAAAAGGACTGACCAAGAAGCGAGAGATGGCAGAACACTTCAAGATTGATGAAACGTCTGCTTTTTTTTTAATTAAGAATTTGAAAACAAAATTTAAAGAATATGTTAACACCGAAGAACGGATTTGAGAATAGCGAGGTATCTTTCAGAGTAGGAAGCGGAACGATGACCGTTAAAGTAAAGGACATCACATACGAACTAATCGAAAGAGTAAGACACCACGCAGATTTAAGTTATTATGTAGAGGAGGATATCGAAGTACCTGAGCCATATTTCGAACTTCAGACGGAATACATCCCCGAAGAGCATGATATCGAAACAGTAATGCAAGAGGTAATCAAGAAACCACGCAAAAAGAAGAAATGAGAAATCTAACCGCTTTCACTTACTACTTTGGAGCATTGGCAACGTCGATAGCTTTAATGAATAGAAACATTGACTACACTATGACATTCGGGGGGATTTCCCTAATAGGGTTTTTAATATTTACAATCACTAAGGAATGAGATACTACATTATAGACACTGGCAAAGACATGAGTTGGTTAGCTTCTAAAGTAGAGGGTAAACTCAAAGAAGAAGGACACCACTATTTAATGTTTCTAACTGATAACGACACCTTCTTAGGAGTAGAGGAAGTGAATGAAGACGATTTCTTAGACTTAGTAAAACAATCGAGGAATGGGATTTAAAGACCTTGAATCATATCTGAAAGAGGGTAAGGAAAAAGAAACCTTGTTCGCTGATTTATTTGGAAAGTATACGCTATCAAATAAGAGCCAAGACATGATTGAGCATTGGGATGTCAAGATAGGTAATGTTAAAATAGATGTTAAAGGCTTGAAGAAAGTTAAACGATCAGACGATTCAGTGAATGAGAATATACATTGGATTGAGATTAAAGGAATAACTGGTCACCTTGGTTGGTTATATGGCAACGCTGACTACTTTGCATTTGAAACTATAAAGTATTGGGTAATCGTTAAGAAAGAAACGCTACAAGAATACATAAAAGAATATACGACAAAAGAATGGGTGAAATACCCAACTATAAACAAACTATACAATAGGAATGAACGAAAAGATGTTATAACATTAGTAAGCACTTTGGATTTGTTCTATATTTCAGATTCGATAATAATGAAAGAAAATGGGAAAGCATAAATACATAGAAACACCCGAAAAGCTATATGAACTATTCGAGGAGTACAAGAATAGTAGAAAGCCAAGAGAGATACAAAAGGCAACCGCAGCAGGAGTAAAGTCAGAGTTTCATATGCCACCGCTTACAATGGAGGGGTTTGAGGTTTATTGCTTTAAGAATCACAGTACCATCAATCATTATTTCGATAATCCTGAAGGAGCATACGACGAATATCGTACTATCTGTTTATGTATAAAGAAAGAAATCCGTAACGATCAAATCGAAGGTGGTATGGTAGGGCAATACAATCCGTCAATCACTCAGCGACTTAATGGCTTAACCGAAAAGACAGACGTAACTACAAACGGCAGGGACTTAAACGAAATCAAAATTAACATCGTTGGCAGTACTGGAGATAAATAGTACAAACATCTTTGAACGTAATTGGACGGCATTAAACTCACCTACAAGATTCATCGTTAACGAGGGAGGCTCACGTTCAAGTAAGACGTACAGCCTTTGTCAGTTGATTATCGTCTATTGTATTCAGAACCCTAACAAGGTGGTGAGTATCGTTAGAAAGACGTTCCCCGCTTTGAGGGCTACGGTGATGCGTGACTTCTTAGAAATCATGAAGGAGTTGGAAATCTACGATAAGGCAAGTCACAACATGAGTGAGAATATCTACAAGTTCCCTAACGGATCAATAGTGGAGTTCTTTAGTGTGGATGACGAGCAAAAGATACGAGGGCGTAAAAGGGATTTAGGTTGGTGCAACGAGGCGAATGAATTATACTTCGAAGACTTTCAGCAGTTGAACATGAGGACGGAGGGTAAACTAATCTTTGACTACAACCCATCGGATAGTGCATCCTGGTTATATGAATTACCGCAAGAGGATAAGGTAGTAATCAAATCTACCTATAAAGACAATCCCTTTCTACCCGAGTCAATCAAACGACAGATTGAGGACTTGAAACGTACAGACGAGGCGTTATATCAAATCTATGCTTTAGGTGAGAGGGCAATAAGCAAGAGTAACATATACAATAATTGGACGTTCGTTAAGGATAGAGAGCCACGCTTTCAGAATTACATCTACGGGCTTGACTTTGGTTATAACCACCCCACCGCTTTAGTTAGGGTGTATTGGCATGAGAAAGATATATACATCGAACCAGTCATTTATGAATCCTATCTAACCACCACCATGTTAATCGAGAAGATGAACGGGTTGGATATAGATAAGAACGCTGATATACTTGCTGACTACTCACGTCCTGAGATAATAGCCGAGATGCAAAACGCGGGGTACAACGTAACGAACGCCAACAAGGTAGTTAAGAAAGGTATTGATAACGTTAAAACGTTTGGTGTTTATTGCATGGATGACCCGCGATTAAAACGTGAATACGAAAATTACAAATGGAAGAAGGTAGGGGATTCAATCTTAGATGAACCTATCAAACTATACGACGATGCAATGGATGCTATACGATATGCGACTACCTACATTAAAGAGATGTACTATACCGACGATCAGTATATCGCGTTCTAACTAAATAAGAGGCATTGACCAAGTTTAAAATAAAGACATAATGGCAACACAACCTTTAACTATCCTTGCTGCAATGCAGGGGACATATGTAATAAACGACACGGACGCATGGACGGGAAAATGTGATGGTGTTTATACTTTGACTGATACGGTATTCAATACGTTGACTGATTCAGATGCTAACGACAAGGACGATTATATCTCTACGGCTGCGAACGCTGTTCCTGCGGGATGTTTGATTAGACCTTTAGGTGATGCTCAATTTACTACCGTTGACTTAACAAGCGGCGAGGTTGCTTTAATTCTGTAAGTATGTACACGATGCGACATATAGTACGGGGGTCTGCTGCTTCCGTTGGTGCTACACTATTAAAGACGGGGCAGACTACATCGTACAGAACGGGAGATGATGGCGACTTGGAAAAAGGAAGAGCAACTTCATTCTTTGTACTTGGTTCAAACAATCCTTTCGGTAATACTAATAGATTCACAGACGAATTAGGGGGTACAACGTACACTAATAACATCGTGATTGATTGGAGTACATACGATGGTAGTACAGTATTAGGATATAGACGGACAAGAAATGGCTCACTTGTGACTTGGGATAATGCTATTGATGGTGCAGCTGCTGTAAGTATCGGTACATTTACAACAGGTTGGAGATTGCCTAATATTCATGAATTGACAAACTTAAATAATTCTGGTTCATTTCCTTTGTTGAACTATTCACCAATAAATTTAAATCTAGCTGGAAGTGATAACTTATGGAGTTCTTCAACAATAGAAGCTAATGCAGGTTTTGCTTATTGGGGTAATTACTTAGGCTATTCATTTCAAGCTAAAACTAGTACAGCTCAATACATACCCTGCCGAACATTCACAGTAACAGGAACAACTTTATCTTAAAAATATGAACTATCAATTTACACAATTCTCAGGAACTATAAATAACCCTACCATTGAAGTGGTAGCGGTTAACGATAATATTCAATCTAAAACTTGCTCAGTAGATGTTAAGCTATCAAACGAAGGTGGTGATTATGGGCTATCTCTTTCGGGATTCACATACGCTGACACTTGGGGGGATGCTGATATTACTTCATGGGTTAATACTGAGTTGGATAATTACGCTATTTAATGTCAATCAGTAACATAGCCAAGCCTGACGATTTAAGCCCTGCTTATAATCCTATTCGCTACATTTACACTGGAACGAATAAGAATAACACGGGGTATAAATACATCTTTGATATTTACGAAAGCGGAACATCTACGAAGATAGGTGAGTATAGGGTATTCCCTCGCTACTCGGACGGCTATGGTGATATTGACCTATCGAAGTTGTTATCTTCAAAGCTAACTTTTAACTTTAATCCTACAAGTGACGCACAATCAAACCCGACCGCTTCTTATTACAAGTACGATGTTAAGGTAGGTGAGGAGTATGTAACGGAGGTTGCTTATACCGCTTCATTAACTCAAAATGGTTCGTATGTTAAAATTACCGCTACACACGCTTTCCAAGTAGGCGACCAAGTGAGTATATCACAAGCAAACGGTGGTACGTTTAATCCATCCTTAGAGGGGTTATTCACGGTTACAGCCATTAACACAACGGTTGACTTTACTGTTAACTCTCTATGGAGTGAGATTACGGATGCCACAGAGAATGGGACGGTAAGATACGCAGACAATCGTAAGACGGTAACGCGTAACATTACTACCGATACTAACAACCATGTGTTTAATGGGGCTTTGCCTTGGATAGACTTTAAAGCATACGATCAGAACAATTATCTGTTAAGTAGTTCAAGTGATTATCTACTAACCTCAATGCCGTTAACGGGGTTCTATTCAACCGCTACTCAAGACCTTTGGATAAACATAGCTAATAACTCAAATATAACTGGGTTTATTTACTTTCAAAACTCAGACGGCTCAGTATTTAAAAAAGCAATCGCTACAAATTCTATAATAACTCAAGTATCGGTAGGTGCGGGTAATTACGGAACATTAACAACCGTGTCGGGAAGTGGTACACTTGTAGAATCAACGACTACATATTACGACTTTTGGTTCACCAATTCAGGTGGCACGCAATGGTCAAGGAAGTATAGAGTAAACATCGACACAAGATGCAAGATTGAAGATTACGAAATCGCGTTCTTGGATAGGATGGGTTCGTTTAGTTCATTTGCATTTCAGTTGAGAGCATACGAAAGAGGTACATCTACTAAACAAAACTTTAACAGACACCTAACGGGGAAAGTTCAAAGCGGGATATGGACTTATGACGCTGAAGATTATGGGTTATCTACATTCTCAAGCAACGTCGAAAAGACTTTAGAGTTGAATACTAACTGGATGACTGAGGAAATGGCTACATACTTCGAAGAGTTGATAACTTCACCCGCTACGTTCTTAAAAGACGGGAGTGATTATGTAGCTTGTATCGTTACAGATTCATCCTTTGAAGTTGAAAGACAAAGAAACAAGAACCTGATTAGAAAGACGATAACGATTAAATACGCAAACCAAAATAATATTAACATTTAATGGTTAGGATTCAATTAGAAACGGGTTACCTTGATGTTAAGGAGGGTGCTGCCTTTCCTTTAAACTTTGGGATTGGAGACGTTCGGGATTTATCCAAGCGTTCAAGTACGTTCTCTAAGACAATCACTTTAATAGGTAGCAAGAATAACCACGACTTACTAAACCATTACTACGATGTTAACATTCAAGCGGGAACGTTTGATATTAACGCACTCACCCCGTGTACAATCATACAGAATGGTATTCCCGTAGTTGAGGATGCCTACCTACAATTACTATCGGTTGAAAAGATTCAATACGTTTCGTCTGTTGAAGAAGAGATTGAATACGAGGTTTTAGTTAAGGATGCACAAGCTGACTTCTTTACTAAGATTGACAATGGGCTTTTGGAGGAAATAGACTTCACGGACTTTAACCATACTTTTAACTCGTTGAATGTCGTTAACTCGTTTAGCAACACATGGACGGATGGGTATGTTTATCCTATTTGCTCAACTGATAATAACTGGTATCCACTTAAAGAGATGCGACCTGCGATATATGCAAAGCAGTATTGGGATCGTATTCACTCAAACGCGGGATTCAGTTACACATGGTCAACGTTAAGTGATGCCTACTTCGATAAGTTAATCATTCCTTTTAACGGGGATGCGTTGCAATTCAATTACGAAGATTACGATGTTGAAGCAAGGAAATCATATACTGCGACATTTACACAAACGGCAGGAACAAGCACGAGTGACGTTAGTTTAATTAGTGGATGGACTGAAGGGTTAGACACACAAAACTTATTTACCCCTGCAAGTGGTGGGTATGCCGTACCTATTTATGTAACATCGGGAGAGAGCATTAATTTCCGAGTAACATTGGATTATGACTTTAACCTAATCAACGGAACGGGTGCAACCGCTTACCTTGTTGAATACCCATCTGCAACCATAGTAACCAAAAAGTACACTTACGCGCCATATATCGCTTTATATAAAAATGGGGTTGAGACATTTAGACAGTACACGGGTGGAGCAGTAAAGAACGAGGGGTCTTTAGCTAATGGAACAACTACCTTGGTTAGTATTCAAAACATTGTTAACATCCCCGCAACAAACTTACTACCTACTGACATTCTAACTTTAAGGGCGGGGGTTAATGTAACATTTAACGGTACGGCAGTTGCTCCACGTTGGAGAAATAACGCAACGGCGGGCGCAGGGGCTGATGTTCAAATTGATTACGCTATTGATTTTAATTCAATTGAGATTAACGTAGGGATTAATAGTACAACGTTAGCGAGCGGTGCAACGGCTACAATGAACTCATTCATCCCTAAACAAATAAAGCAAAAGGATTTTATCAAGTCTATTTGTCAGATGTACAACCTAATGGTTGAGCCTGACCAAGACAACCCTAACAAACTAATCTATACACACCGAGACGATTATTACGATAGCGGTACTGAAAAGGATTGGAGTAAAAAGTTAGCGAAAGACAGAGGTCATCAAGTTCAGTTCTTACCTGAGTTGGCAGCGAAGAAACTTGTACTATCCTACAAACAAGATACCGACGAACCGAATAAAATCTACTACGATACAACACAAGAGGTTTACTCACAAGTTGAGTATACTTTCGATAATGAATATGTAAGGGGTACGGAAAAGAAAGAGTTAATATTCACTCCATCACCTATGGAGAAGAACATTATATTCGGTGCTGTTACACCTATGGTTTACGGATTCGCACCAAAAACGGGATTAAGGGTACTTATACACAACGGAACGGCTTCATGTTACGGATATGCGATTTACGATTATGGTACTACGGGTCAAGGGGGATTGACTACATACCCCGTGTGCCACCATTGGAACGATCCGTACAACCCTACTTTCAGTATTGAGTTTGCAACGAATGATTTTTACTTCTACGATAACTACCAAATAACGAACAATACGCTGTACAATATGTACTGGCGTAGAACTATAAACCAAATCAACACGGGCAAGATGTTAACGGGTTACTTCAATCTCAAAGAAGTAGATATCCAAACAATGAAGCTTAATGATAAGATATGGTTATTTAATAGTTGGTGGAATATCAACAAGGTAATCGATTACGATTGTAATTCAAACTCGTTGACTAAGGTTGAGTTGTTAAGTGTGGACACTGAGATAGACTTCGCGAAGTTTATTTCTAAAACTCCGAAACCTACAACGCCCACCCCTGCAAATAACGCAGGTGTAAACATAGTTGATAGAAGATTCAAGAATGAGAACGTTAACTACTCACAAGGGTCTGTAATCGTTCGTGGATATGGTAACGTAATTGGTGAGGGGCTTAAAGGATTTGTTGAGGGTGATGACCAAGTAATAAACGAAAGCGGGTTCTATGCAAGTAATATGCCAACGGTAGAGAACTTCGCAAACACGGATTTAACTTTCGACGGAACAAGAAACCATGATACAAACGGTTATAACTTAAACGTTACCACAGATGCGGGGGGTTATGCTGAGGGTTGGTTATCCGTGAGACCTACAGAAGTATATCTTGGTTTTGATACTGAGTACATCCAGGCTGTAAATGGCGAAATTATTTTATTCGCTAATACTTCACCTGTAGCAAGAGTTACAGATGATTTAATCTTTGTCACAGAGCAAGGTCGGAAAAAAGATTTAGGTAATATATCATCAACTCAAACACTTATTCTTAGTGAACATATTATAAATTGTACAGCTAACACGTTTACGCTATACCTACCGACAGCCGTTGGTAATCAGGGTCAAGAATACGTTGTCAAAAATAGCGGTACGGGGGTTATCACTTTAGAAGGTGACGGAACGGAAACAATAGACGGGAATTTAAACTTAACCCTTAACCAATACGATTCTTATACGGTTGTATCGGACGGGGCAAATTGGATAATAGTATGATAGTACAACAATCTTTACGAAATAAGCAATACAACGCCATAGGAATGGACGAGGTTGCAAGAGATATTGAAAACCTTATAACAGCGGTTAACGCTTCGGGTGATGGGTTAACAACGGGAGATGTAATCTTTGTAGGTTCAAAGGATGGCTTGCCTACTGCATCGGGTGGCGTTATTACTTTAGCAGCAAACGTTACTTATTTCTTTACGACTACCGTTGACCTTTTAGGTGATAGGTTAGTATGTAGCGAGAACACAACTATAATAGGAGGTTCATCCGAAAACTGCCGTATTAAATCAACGGGTCTTGCTGCCGCTTTGATTACTTCGAATTATTCTTTACCGATGCGTAACATTACCATTGAAGCTGATTTAGCTTTAGACTTGGACGGTGACGGGGTAACAACTGCGTTAGACTGGTTCGGTGTAAACTTTACTGATTGTGCTGTGGTTGGAACGATCAAAGATTATTCAAACTTCATAATGCAAGATAGTGCCTTTCTTAATTCGGGAGGGCTAACGTTTGACGGAAGTATCGGGACGATAGGTTTCGGACAATGTTTGTTTAATTGTAACGCTGCAAACACCGCCATAATACTTCCCGCAACTTTAACTATTACAAGACGTTTCAGACTTATCTACTCGTCTTTTGTAATACTATCAGGTGAGACGGGAATCAATGCGAGTGTATCTGCGACTATACCAACTGAAAGCTACATTTTAGATACGGTTAATTTCAGTGGTGGCGGTACATACGTTACGGGAGTTACACACACTTCAAACGATTCGTTGTTTACATCTTGTACGAACATTACCAACACAGCGGTAAATGGTCAGTTGTATATGCAAGGGAATGCAACAGCGACTACTATATCCGACACAGTTACATTTGTAAAGGTTGCAGGAACAACAACGGCAAGTGCTGATAATTCTAAATTCAGCCACTCTAACAACCGATTAACTTGTGATGCTACAATATCAAGAAAGTATCTTATCCAATGTACACTATCTTTCTCATCGGGCAATTCAAACGTATGTGAGTTTGGTTTTTACGATAGTCAACTAGCAGCAATAAGAACTCCAAGCCGTACAAAATCAACTGCAAACACCGCAGGACGTGCCGAGAATGTAGTGTTTAGCTGTGTTGTTACAATGAAAGCGGGAGATTATTTAGAAATTCATGCAAGAAATACGAGTGCGTCTAATAATATTACAGCAGATCAGCTTAACTTTGTAGTAACAGAAATTCGATAAGCATGGCAAAAGAGTTTAAAATAAAATACGCAACAAGGGCAAAGCTACAAAAGGCTATTCAGCAAGAGATTCGGGCAAAGGGCTTAGTTCAAGATGGTTCAATGTATGATAGTATTCGTATATCTTCAGCAACGGGAGACTTAAACACGCTTTACGTTACTATCAACGCAATGTATTATTATGTGTTTCAAGACCGAGGAGCAAACTTAACGAATGGCGGTGTTATAGACCCTCAGTTTATTACATACGATGCATTTAACTCTTCGCTTGGTATGCAGTTCAAAAAGGAATGTGTCGACCAATACACTGAGTGGATGTTAGCAAACTATCCAATCCTTGACGTTGGTAATATCCTTGTTGAAAAGCTGAATGTTAAATATCGTTACAACGTTATCGGGGGTGAGGAGTGGGGATACACTGGATTCTATCCATCTTCGGGTTGGTTTAATGATTCAGACACTTAACTCGTGTTTCATACTCATAAAGTTTAAAACCATTATCAAGGGCAGGTCAGTAATTTGGTCTGCCTTTGTTATATCTTCACCCGCCAAATCATAGATAACCTTTTCCCATCCCCACTTCTTAACTTTCTTTTCCTCTTCCTCTTCTTTCAAATCTTCAGCGTCTAACTCCTCGTCTGTTTCTTCTATCTCAGGCATGAATAGATTCTCATAGGACTCCATTAACTGACTTCTAAAAGCTAAGTATTCGGGAATCACTCCGTAGGTTTGGCTTATAGGCAAATCACTAAACAACCCACCACGATCCGCAGGATTAAATCTATACGGCTCGTACATCTCATCGTTCCATTCGTTTGTACTTTTCTTTCTGTAACAGATTGCACAGATAGTTGTTAGATTCTTAACAAAGTTGTTAGAAAAATAATATTCTAAATCTATAAACTCACCAAGTTTTAATTCAATGAATGGTTTGAAGTGTAGGTTGTTAATCTTTTGCGTGGCTTGTTTAGAAGGCTCATGGCGTAGAAAATTCAGCTTATAGATATAATCAACTATTGCTTCGGGTTCAAGTTCTTCAAGTTCTTCAATATCGGTATCGGTAGCAATCGAAAGCAACTCAAGGTTGTATAAAAAAAGAGAGCCGAAACTCTCTTCATTTAATTCCTTCAGTTCGATAAATTGCTCAGTCGTTAGTTGACTCCAGTTCTTCGGTAACTGCATTTTTTATTTGTTGTGTAGTTTTGGTTAACTTCTCAAGTATCTCAATGATATAAGGAATCACAATCGAACTCGGTTGCTTCTTAAACAAACTTATCTTGTGCTTAATGTGGGCGGGTGCGTAGTGTTCTACTTTACTAAGGTCGGAACGCTTGTAGATAATCGATAAAGTTTCAGCAGCGAAGTTTGCTCCTCCCGACTTCCAAACCTTTTCAATCATTCCAAGGTCTTTCACTCCGATGCTTTCTTTCGCTTCATAAGTGTACCCGTCAATCTCAATAGATAACACTTTGTCTTTAGGGTGTGGCGGTTGATCGTTCCATCTTGCAATTGAATCGTAGAACTCTTCCATTTCCATGTCATCAAAAGCATCTTCACTCACTCCTAAATAAACAAATTTGTTTACCCACTTTTCAATATCGTCAAACTCTTCATTTGAAGTAATGAAATTAATCTTGTCGAACTGCTCAATCGTCAATTCGTCGGGTTGGTTTGGGATATTACACCCTGCAATCTCTACCATATACGTTTAAATTTTTACCAAAGATAAAAATAATTTGTTAAGTTTTTAACTAATTGATAAAAAAATACCAAGTTTCTTTTAATGGAGGAACTACCAACCTACAAAATTACCATTGACGAAGAATATAACGACGGCGTTGAACCTTTGGGTATCGATGCAATCGCGTTTACTGCAAACCCTGCCGTACTTGTTAAGGGTGTAGCGTTCAATTCACACAAGAAACTATCTTTCGCAGACGATAAAAAGTATCGTATTACTGCACCCGCTATGATTCCGATGGAGATTTACCGTAGGGATGAAGAGATGGGTGAGTATTATGTACAATTCTCAGAACAAGAAATTGATACAATCTTTAAAGATTTCATGTCGGGTTTGAATAACAAGGATATATTCAACTTAGAACACGAGGGGGAGAAGATAGTTCCTGCGTATTTACTTGAAGCGTGGATTGTAGATTCACCATCTAACGACAAAGCGAAAACGACTTTCGGTATTGACGTTCCTAAAGGAACATTAATGGTTACAGCACAAGTAACTGACCAAGCCTATTATAATTCTTTAGTAGAATCTGACGCTGTTGGATTTTCCATTGAAGGATTTTTAGGTTTGAAACTAAGCAACCATAAACACAAATATATGCAATTACCTGATGGAGAGCATTTGATCGAGGGTAAAATCTACGTTGTAAAAGACGGAGAAGTTATCGAGGTTAAAGATGCTGAGGAGGTTGCGATGGCTGAAGAGACTGAAGTAGAAGAGACTGAAGTTAAAGAAGAAGAGATGGCAGAAGAAGTTAAAGAAGAAGAGGTCGCAATGGCTGAAGAGACTCCTGAGACTGAAATGGCTGTTGACCCTGCTGCTGATAGTGAGGCAATCCTTGCTATTGTAGCGCCTTTGATTGATGAGAAAATCGCTGAAGTTTTGCAAGTAATCGCTGAACTCAAAAACGAAATGGCTGATAACGCAGAGGTTGAGCCTGCGGAGGAAGTAGAAATGAAAATGTCTGCTCAACAAAAATTTGCTAACGTAATTAATTTTTTAAAGTAATGGCTAAAAAGTACAAATTTGATTTGACGGTAGACTCAACTGCTCTACTTCAAGCAAACCCGACCGAGTTCTATGCTCGTCTTTACGGGATGGAAAACGCTGCGGGATCGTACCGAGTTCTTGCAGGTGTAAAAAACAAAACGAAAATTGCTAACGTTCTTTTCGCACAATTAACTCAAGCTGCTGACTGTGCTTTTGCACCGACAGATTCTACTGTTTCAGCTATCGAAATCGACGTATGTCCTTTGTCTATTCAGACTTCTGTTTGTCAATACCAATTGGAGCAAACTTGGTTGGCTGACCAAATGGCTAAAGGTAGTAACTCTGATTTCACAGTTGCTTCTTTCATGTCTTACTTTTGGGAGCAAATGGCTAACAAAGCTCACGAAGAACTTGCTAAACTTATGTGGCAAGGTGACACGGATTCTGGAGATACTTTGTTGGATAAGTGTGACGGATGGTTGAAAAGACTATGTGGTCTTAATGGTGTTGTTCGTGCATCAGGTGGTGCAATTACTGCTTCTACTGTTGTTGATGACCTTGGTGAAATGTTAGGTTTGTTACCTGCTGAAGTTCCAACTACTTCTGTACGTTTCAAAGTTTCTCAGAACGTAGCTACTGCATACCGCATTGCTACTGCTTCTGCTAACACTATCAACTACACTACTGCTGCATTGAACTTGACTTACTTGGATATTCCAATCGACGTTGAGTATGGGTTGCCGTCTGACACAGTTCTATTGTCTGACCCGAATAACTTCATCTACGCGTTGGATGCTGAGGGAGATATCGACTCATTGCAAGTAGTTGACTTTAGTAAGACTACACTTGACCGTACTATCGGAGCAAGAGCAGATTATAAAATAGGTTTTTATGCGGTAAATCCAACACAAATCGTGGCTTGGATGGATTGTGTTGCATCTTAATTAAACACTTTTTAAAGGGGTGTAAAAGCCCCTTATTTTTTAACCTTGTAAATTTTTCTTATGGCTTGTACTACATTAACTACAATCCTTAAATCATGCGACAACAATATGGGCGGTATCACGTCTATCCTTATCAATGATATGGATAACCTTGGTACTGTTACAGTTGACACGGCAAACTGGGAAGTTACTTCTTTCGGTTCGCTTGTTGACGAGTTCGTAGAATTTGAGTTTAGAAGAAATACGGGGAACTTTACGGAAGAACTTGCTAACGATTTCGTTAACGGTTCACAATTCTACACACAGACTATTACTCTAATGTTCCACAGACGTGAGGCGAGTAAGTCTAAAGCTATTAAAATCCTTGGCGAAGGTCAAAGAGATTTAGCGGTTGTAGTAGGTGACGCAAACGGAAAGTATTGGTACTTTGAAAACGCACAATTGAGCGCAGTTGCTGAAGGATCGGGAACGGCGAAAGCTGACGGTAGTAAGTACAGCATTACTTTGGTGTCTGAATCGGAGCATTTGTCTTATGAGGTGGACAGTTCAATCATCGCAGCGTTGACAACTCCTATTTCGTAAACAACCTTGTTTATCTTTAAGAGGGTAGCCGATTGGTTACCCTTTTTTTATTCAACTATTTTTAACTTTTCTACCAAGTTAAAGAAATGATTTACATTAACAAAGATACCAATAATGAGTTTGCGTTGACGCTTACAGAAAGCACGTCAATAACAGACCCTTATTTCTTGTTTAAGTTTACTTGGGAATATGATGAAACCATAGACCCGATTTACTGGGTAGGTACTGACTATTCATCTTATCCCGACAGATACAACTTGTTCTACTTAGAAGAGGGAGTTGATGCTACCTTTAAACAAGGACAATACAAGTACGAAGTTTACGAGAGTGCAACGGGAAGCGAAGTAGAGGAAACGGGTTTGGATAAAATCGAAGAGGGTAGAATGGTAGTCTATGGTGATGGAAATACAATTTATGATTAATGGGTTTATTTGGAAAGTTTAAAAAAGAAGAAGCACCGCAAGTAGTGGAGGTTGGTAATAATTACCAGTCCTTTTCAACTCCGTTTCTTAAAATGCCACAAGGTGATTTAAGTTTACCTTTTGTTGATGCACGTTATCAAAGTAGGGATTACATTCCTTTTGGATCGGATAATTTATATAGCCAGCACTTAAATCAATTATACTTTTCAAGTCCGCTACATAGTAGTATTACGAACTTTAAAGTTAACGCTGTTTGTGGTGGTGGTTATGAGTTGTTAGATGAGAACATGACAGCAAAGGAGAAAGTAGATTTATTTGCTTTTGAACGTAAAGTTGGATTCAGAAAACATTTAAAGCCTACTTTGTTAGACCTTATTATTCATGGTCGCGTTTACTTTGCTTTAACGATTAAAAATGGTATTGTAACAAACATTAAAAAGATAGGTGCTGAGAAAGTTCGTGTAAACGTTGATAAAAGTATCTATTCAGTTTGCGATGACTGGCAGTATTCTAAAAATGTAAAACAATACAAACCCTATAATAAAGAATGTAAAAACGGGGAATACATCTATGTTTACGAAAACACTTCTTTGGGGCAAGATTACTACCCTATACCAAGCTATACAAGTGCTGCAAATTGGATTTTCTTAGATGGCGAAATGTCTTACCTGCACAAGTCTAATATTCAAAATGCTGTATTCCCGTCTTTCGCTTTAATGTTTCCTAAAAAACCTCAAAATAAAGAGGAGATGGAAATGATTAAATCGACCATTGAGAAGATGAAAGGAGCAAGTAACGCGGGTAAGGCGGTTGCATTTTTTGCTAACAACAAAGAATCAATGCCCGAACTTACAGCTGTTCCTACAAACTCAAACGATAATCTATTTATTCAAACAGACGGGCGTATAGATGAAAAGATTTGTCAGGCACACCAAATCGACCCGTTAATTATGGGTATCCGTGTTAGTGGTAAATTAGGTTCGGGAATGGAACTTGAACAATCTTATCTAACATTTGAGAAAAACACGGTCATTCCATTGAGGGAAGAACTTGAAGAAATATTTAACGACCTTTTGAAAATCGGTAATATCAATGCAGAATTTGTTTGCGTTGAGTATCGAGTTGTAGGAGAAAGCATCGTTGAAACTACACAAACTCAAAAGACTGAAGAATGATTTACTTTATTACCGAAACATATCTAAAGAATAATACACCTATCACGAAGAACGTAGATGTTAAGGATGTTACTCCTTATATCCGTCCTGCTTCTGATATGCGTGTTCAGTCTATTCTCGGAACTTACTTTTATGAGTATTTGTTAACGGCTTATAATGCACAATCTTTATCGTCACCTGAAGAGGCTTTAGTAGAAAAGATTCAACCCGTTGTAGCTTGGAGGGCAGCGGAAAATGCAGCGTTCGGTTTATCTTACCAACTTAAAAACAAAGGTATTCAATCTCAGTTCGGTGACTACTCGCAGAATGTATCTCAATCGGAGGTTGCTTTCGTGATGGACCACTACGGACAGATGGCGGCGTTCTTTGAAAAGCGACTTATAAATTTCATTTTAGAGAATAAAGACTTATATCCTCAGTTTACATCGGCATTGAATACGGATTCGGATATCAAACCCGTTGACGATTGCACAGATAATGACTATGATAATACTATGATGGTTATCTAATGGCAGAGGCAAATATAGATATAAAGCTGAATGGTATAGCTTTAATCAAGAAAGAATTAAGAGAACTTAAATCTCAGCTTGATGATGCTACCGATCCAGAACAGATGGCTGAACTCGCCAAGAAAGCGGGTGAATTATCTGATAGATTAAAGGATGCTAACGAAAGAGTGGCGGTCTTTGCTTCGGGTTCACCATTTGAACAGACTAACAACGCTCTTGGGTTGATGGGTAGTCAGTTAATGTCGTTGGATTTTGAAGGGGCTGCGGAAAGTTCTAAGCTGTTTGCTTCTGCTGCAAAGGGAATCAATGGCGACATGATTGCAAAGTCTCTTAAATCACTTACAAGCGTAATCTTCAACGTTGGTAAAGCGTTTATGTCGGTAGGTTTATCCTTACTTACAAACCCTATTTTTCTTATTGCTGCTGCTATCGTTGCCCTTGTTGCTATCATTATCCTATTAATGAACAAACTCGGAATACTTAAACCTATCCTTGATGCGATTGGTAAGGTGTTTGGGTTTATAATGAAGATAGTAGACGCGGTTATCGCAGGGTTCAAGATGCTTACCGATTGGTTAGGTCTTACAGCTAATGCCGCTGAGGATAGTGCAAAGAGACAAATTGCCGCAAGTGAGAATATGATGGCTGCTCTTGAAAGAAATAGCGCAAAGAGAATAGATGCTATGGATCATGAGATTGCCATGTCTAAAGCGGCAGGTAAAGATGTAGCTATAGCTGAGGCTAAAAAGCAGCAGTATATAATAATGACAACAAAGCAACGTGTTGAAGCTTTAGAGACTCAATACAAGCTGCATAAGAAAATAAAAGATTTAGAAGCTGCTGATTTGAAGAAGTTAAAAGATTCTTTAGATGAGGAAAAGAAAGCACTACTTGATGCTAATCAAGCTCTTCAAGTTATGCGTATTGAAAACGCTAAGAAGGTAGAGGAGAATGAAAAGAAAGTTTCAGAAAATACTAAAAAGATACAGAAAGAAAGAGCAGATACTAGAAAGCAATTTGAGGCTGATAGATTAGCGGCAATTAGAACTGCTCAAGATTTAGAGTTAGAGCTTCTTAAAGATGGTGTAGATAAGGATTTAAAAGCAAATAAAATAAAGTACGCTAGACTTATAGAAGATACTAATAGCAATGAGAAACTTAAGGCATCTGAAAAGATGAAAATAATTAAGGAGTATCAAATGCTTGAATCGAAATATCGTGATGAGATTAACGCTGCTCATATCAAATCTGAAAAAGAAAAGCAAGATAAGATTAATAAAACAATAAAAGATGCTCAACTATTAAGAGATCAAGAGCAAGAAGATTTTGATCAGTTGTATCGTGAGAATACAATGTCAAAACAGCAAATTGAGATTGATGCTGTAAACGATAAATACTTCCAACTAATTGAACAAGCGAAACAATATGGATATGATATTGTTGAATTAGAAAAACGTCAAAAGGAAGAACTTGAAAAGATAAATGAGGATGCAAGGAAGAAAGACCTTGCTAAAGAACAAGCGTTAAAACAAGCGAAACTTGATTTAATGTCAGGTGGTCTTGAAGCGACACAACAATTGGTATCTGCGTTTGCAGGTAAATCAGAATCTGCCCAAAGGAAAGCGTTTGAAATACAAAAGAAGTTAAGTATTGCACAAGCAATAATGGACACATATAAAGCGGCGAACAGTATTTTTGCTAGCGCTGCATTAAATCCCACTTCAATATTATTCCCCGCGCAACCTTTCATACAAGCTGGACTTGCAATAGTCGCGGGTATTGCTAACGTAAAAAAGATAGCATCAACACAATTTGGGGGTGGCACACCATCAGCAAGTGGTGGTAGTTCTGGTGGTGGCTCAATGGGTGGGGGTAATTCAACACAACAAGCAACACCTAACGTTAGTCTATTCGGTCAAGGTAATAATCAGAATAATGTTGGCGCACCTAAAGACCAAGAGGCAACTACTAACATGGTTGTCCAAGCGGTGGTTGTTGAAAGCGAAATAACGGCAACGCAGAACAAGGTTAAGAAAATGAAAGAAAACGCAAGTCTATGACGAGTTATATAGCACTACTAAATAAGATAGAAAACTTTTGTGATAACCATATCCAAATAGAAAAGTTTGCGGGTGAGTTTAAAGAGCAAATGCCAAACTTCGCAACGATGGACGAGAAGTACCCTATCATTTTTGTTGAACCAGTAGATTCATTCGATGGGCTTGAGTTATCTCAGTACACTTTAAACATCTATTGCGTTGACATTATCCAAAAAGACAGAGCCAATTTAAATACTATTCTTTCAGATACGCGTTTAATACTTCGTGATTTGTATTTAGAGTTTCACGATGGAACAGATACAAGCGTTGACGTTATAACCGATCCGTCTTACACACCTTTAAACAACTTCGACCTTGACTATGTAGCGGGGTGGGTAGGTTCATTCGTCTTTGAAGTTGAGAGTTCTACCGTTTGTGAAATCCCTTTAAAAACAATCTCATGATAGAGGCTTTTGAACTTATAAGGAAACACGGAGTAAACGCTTTATGCTTTATGGCATTATGGTGGATGAACTCACGTCTTGAAAGCGTGGAGAATAAACTCTATTCATGCTGGGAGGCGAAAGCAATCTATCAAAGAAACCTATCTAAAGAAGATAAAATAAACAACCGAGTTAAACTAATCGCAGTAGTGCCTCATGATATTTATACTAAAAAGCATATTCAACGATACGTTAAAGCGTGAGGGTAAGTATTCGGCTACCTTATTGACGATGTTTACTTTTTCGCTATCCGTGTTTTTTTACGGGTGGTTTGATTTATTCATGCACGGCTTTAACTCTGAGGTGTTTTTTGCTTGGGTAGGTATGGCTTCAGGTATTAAAATAACGGATGCTTATTCTAAAAAGATTAATAAATGATAGATAAATATTTAAAATTCGTACACAAGTGGGAGGGTGGATTAAGTAGAGATACTGCCGATTCATGTTCTAATTATCCTTGCCCTACACCTTACAAAGGCAAAAGCGGTTACCATACAAATATCGGAATATGTTATTCAACGTGGGTAACGTTCTTCGGTACTGATAAAGATATGCGATTCCTTGAGATGAACGCTGAAGATTGGTTTAAGATATTCAAAAAAGGATATTGGGATGGAGTTCGTGCGGATGAGTTCGATAATATTTCTATATCAATCTTCGTTACTGGCATGGCATGGGGTAGCGGTAAGAAACAAGCGGTAAAATCTCTGCAACAAGCGATAATTAATTGCGGTATAAAGGTGGATAAAGACGGAATGTTAGGAAGCCAAACGATCAACGCTGCAAATTCTATTGAGCCTCGCGTATTATTCGATGCATTAACCGCTGAACGTGAAAGATTCTTTAGGGTTATCGGAGTAGGTAAGAACGCTAAGTTTCTAAAGGGTTGGTTAAACAGATTAGAGGATTATAAGAAAACTTTCAGACCATGAAAATAGATTACAGACCTTTAGTATTCCTTTTGCTATCCTCTATATTAGCGGTTATGCTTTTAATGGGTATGGCTTCTTGCTCTTCAGCATATCACTTGCGTAAATTCTACGATAAAGGCGGCAAACTTGAAGTAAAGAAAACCGAAATAACTATACATGACACTTTACGAATCAACGGGAAGGATTCAATTATAGAAAAAACTATACAAGTAGATTGCCCTGAACCTAAAGCACCTTTAACACGTTACGAAATACGCTACAAATACAAGACGTTACGCGACACTTTAGAGCTTATCCGATATAAGACTAAGGTGGAGTATAAATATCGCGTCAGAGAGGCTAAAAACGATGTTAAAACGAATCCTATACGTCAGATTAAATCGTTTATTCTGTGGGGTGTGCTTATTGTAGTAGGTTTATTTGTATTTAATTGGATAAGTAAAAGATAGATGCGCCATTAAAACGAGCGCATAACGTTCGATTAGCGAGACTGAAGCCATCGCTAACCTCTGCGTTAGACAAATATATACAAATTTCTTTATATCAAAATATTTTTTATATCTTAGGCGAAAAATTTAAAGCCTATGACAAGAAAAAGAATGTACTTCGATTTGGAAACTTCGCCTAACGTTGGGATATTTTGGCGTTCGGGATTCAATATGACGGTAACACCCGACTCTATTATTCAAGAACGTGCGATAATTTGCGTGTGTTGGAAGTGGGAGGGTGAAGAAGAAATCCACTCGCTAACGTGGGATAAAAACCATTGCGATAAAAAGCTGATAAAGAAGTTTGTTAAAGAATTAGAGAAAAGTTCGGAGGCGATAGCCCACAACGGGGATAGGTTCGATATTAAATGGCTTCGCACACGGGCGTTAAAGCATGGTATTGATATGAATCATACCTACGATACAATAGACACGCTTAAACTTGCTAAAAGTGGCTTCTATTTTAACTCTAATAAGTTGGATTATATCGCTAAGTTCTTAGGTGTTGGTGCTAAGTTACAAACTGGAGGGCTTGACCTTTGGAAAAACGTATGCTTAAACAAGTGCGGTGAATCACTAAAAAAGATGGTCGAGTATTGTAAGATGGATGTTGAAGTATTGGAAAAGGTACATCAAAAGTTAAACCCTTATACTAAAGCAAAAGTTAACTACGCTGTTTTACGAGGTGGCGAAAAGTACGAATGTCCTGAATGTGGTAAACTTGGTAACTATAAACAACTAAGAACTACACTACACGGGACGAAGAAACACGTTATGCAATGTTCAGACCGTAAAGGTTGTAGAAAATCTTGGACTATTAATAATAAAACTTACGAAGAATATTTTAAATTCAAAAGTAGATTGAAACCAAATTAATTGTATATTTGCCTCAACTTGTTTTTTTCATGTTTAGGTTTTGAGGAGGGGTGGCTTAACGGCTACCCTTTTTTATTGTTACACTATTGTATCATACAAGGTAGAAACGTGTTGATTTGGTTGTTTAATGTAACATTGCATTATGCATAAAACACATAATACTATAGATTTACCACTTATCCTCGATAATCGCCTTTCATCACATTTTTAATATCACCTAACTCAATACGCTATACTTTAGCTGTATAATTAAAAACTGAAAATTATGAACTCTGCAGGATTAATAGCAATGAAAGATATATCAGAATATATATCCGAATTGAATGAGGAAAAATACACCTACTACTCAATAGATAATAAAGTATATTGTGACGTGTGGGTAGCATTTGGAAACTATGTTTATACAAAAGAAAATAGGAATCTAAATAGAAAGTTAGGACTTCATAAAATAAATAAAAAATGGAAACAATGAAAACAAAACAAGAACTACACGCAGCAGCAATCGACTTGTTAGACTTAATCAAGGAAGCTGAAGCAAAGAAAGAACTAATCTGGAAGCGTTACCGCGATTGGTTGCCTTACCAAACTAAGGAGGATTTAGAAAAGTTTGAACATCGCACCGACATTATGGACAGAACGATTTCAAGATTAACCGAAAGTTACAAAAGAGTAATTCAACAAATAATAATTGACCTATGAGAAGCCAAGAAACAATTAACAGATGTTGCGAGATCATTGTTAAAAATGATTTCACACGAATGAAAACAAAACACAGAATATCAATAACAGAGTTTATCCGCGAATGTGAAAATTGCACTTTGTACATTGACATAGAAGATGAGGGAAACGATGTAACAATCATGTGCTCGGACGGTGATCAATATATTCCTATCCTAATCAACCCAACAGATAACCAAGTTAAAAACCTTATTAAAGCATTGAACTCATGATACTAAATAAATGGCTTAACAAGCAAACAAAGAAAGCTGACTGGTCGGATAACACTTACACACCAAGAGCGAAGAACATCGTATGTGTTCGCACTACGGTGTATCCAAATGATAAACCTGTATTTTCACCGAATGGTACGGGTGAATTTTACGGATTGGTTGAACTTAAAAACGAAAAGAAATGAAAGTAAGATTAATTAAAGCTGACAAAATTGATGAAGGTAAAGGATATGAAAATGGAGAGACTTTTAACGTTATAGGAGGAAGAATGAATGATGGTAGAGTTGCATATACTATTGAGAATCATGTAGATTTTTTCTATGAGCATCAAGTCGAATTAGTAGAAACTGAAGACCCAATAGTAGAATCAGTAATAAACCAATTTAAAACACGCTCAGAGGTCGGAATTAAGAAGTACGGAACAACGTTAGAGAGAAACGATTTAAGTACACTACAATGGATAGAAGAAGCACAAGCTGAAGCAATGGACTTCTGCCTTTACTTGGAGCGTTTAAAACAAGAATTTAAAACTAAAGAATAATGTATTTAGTAGGTCAAGCCTGCTTCGATATTAGATATGGAAGAGGCATAGTAGTAGAGATTAAGAAAAACACCGAATACCCAGTTCACGTTAGATTCCACAAAGGAGAAGTTAATCAATACACGTTAGAGGGAAAGGATTACATAGACGATGAAAAGGGGTTATTGCAGAGTTTTGAATATAAAATTGAACAGATATGAGTTTCGAGAATTGGATTGAAGAAAGAATGGAAGTAACGAACGAAGATATTAAAGCCTATTTCAACGGGGCAAAACAATACCGAGGGATTTACTTTATAGAGATGAAACGACAACTTGTTGAGATGTTAGTAAAGCAAGGTTTAAGGCAACGGGAAATCTGCCAATTATTAAAGCTGTCAACTTCAATGATCAGCATCCATAAAAACCGAACGCTACCCTTAGATGACAAGTCGGTGGAACTAATCAAAGAAAACAAAGATGCTTGGATAAAAGAGGGATTGTACCCTAAGTCGAAATCTATAATCACATCTAAAGACTATCATCAGAATTGTTACACTACATTTGACCTTGTTAAACCATGGCAGTTATAACCACTCATCCGACGAGTAAACCACTTAACAAGCGAGTAAACCGCTTAACACAATATTTTAAAACAACGATTTTAATTCGTATCTTTACATAAATTAAAACTTAAAACAATGAAAAAGTATAAGTTAAAAACAATTACGCCAGCATTTAAAGACTCCAATGGTATTATTCATTTAGCTTCTTTTGAATCATCAAGCCAATCTACAAGCGAATACCTTAATTGTTCAGGATTAGTATTTGATGAATACGACTGCGAACCTACTTTAACTGACTTCATAACTTGTAAAGATTGTATAGATAAAATTAAATCATTCAAAAAATATTTAAATTCAATAATTTAAAACTTAAAACAATATGAAACCAAAAACAGAATTCACAAGTCCGAATGTATTAGAAACTACATTTGAAGATGCAATCCCAAAGCCGAGTAACATTTACTTTAAGCTATGGAAAGCAAAGCAGCAGATTGGTAAGGTATCTAAGAACGCTAAGAACCCTCACTTTAAAAACAACTATGCAGACATTAACGCATTGACCGCTGAAGTTGAGCCTATACTTTTGGAGTTCGGACTTCTAATGATGCAACCTATTGTAGACGGTTACGTTTCAACGGTAGTTATGGATGCTGAAAGTGGAGAAAGCGTTTCCAGTTCGATGCGACTTCCTGAGATTAACGATCCGCAAAAGATAGGTAGCGCAATTACTTATTACAGACGTTACACTTTACAGAGTTTACTTTGCTTACAAACGGAGGATGACGATGCTCAGAGTGCTTCTACTCACGTTAAACAGCAAAAGCCTAAGTTACCACAAGCGAACTTTGAAAAAGGACTTACACAAATCGAAGAGGGTAAACTAAGCGTTGAGGATTTTAAGACTAAGTGTTCAGCGTTTGAGTTAACAGAGTTACAAACCGCAGCATTGAAATTGTTATGATATTTAGATCAAGTTCAATAGGTAATCTTATGGTAGAATCTCGGAGTAAATCTGAGGTTCTATCTGAGACAGCAAAAACCTACATACAGAAAATCTTTAAGGAGAAAGAATTAGGTATCTACGAAGAGATAAACTCCAAGTATTTAACTAAGGGAATCGAGAACGAAGATATAGCTATTCAAATGGCAGCAGAGGCATACGATTGGGATTTCGTAACTAAGAACACCGAACGTTTTACAAATGATTTCGTAACTGGTGAGCCTGACATCTTAACGGATACGCTTTTAGCAGACGTTAAATGTAGTTGGAACGCTAAAACTTTCCCTATGTTCGAATCTGAATTAAAGAATAAAATGTATTTTTGGCAGCTTCAGTCTTACATGTGGTTAACGGGTCACGAAACAAGCGAACTTGTGTACGTTCTGACTAACACGCCCCACGAAATAGTTGAGGACGAAGTAAGGCGTGAACACTGGAAAGCAAATCTAATCGAAGAGAATTTAGATTTAAGGGATGCTATTCAAAAGATGCATAACTTCGATCACCTACCTTTAGAACTAAGAGTTAAACGCTTTATAGTTCAGCGAGATGAAAAAGCAATAGAGAAAATAAAAGAAAAGGTCAAACACGCAAATACCTATTACGAAACTTTGCGGGAAATTTTTAATTAATAACTATGAGTAGTTTAGTAAACTTCAGCCTTAAGAATGCACAAGGTGGGTACGATAAGTACACAATGAGCATTAACGACAAACAAGATGACTATGGTAACAACGCTTCTATTTGGGTGCAACAAACCAAAGAAGAGAGAGAATCCAAAGCACCTAAAAAGTATGTAGGTAATGGTAAAGTACAATGGACAGACGGCAATATTACAAAAGCTGAGTTCGTTGAACGTGAGCCACAAAGTACAAGTGCTAAGATTAGTTCTGATTTACCCTTTTAAAATAACGGGGGTTAATAGCCCCCTAATTTAAACGCTATGTATTACAAAGTATTCTACTTCAGACAAAACGAACCCGCCTACTGGATCGGTAAAGCTAACTCAAAAGAAGATGCTATCAAACGAGCAGATGTATCTCCAAGTTTAGTGTACGATGTATGGCTGTTGGATGATTGGATGGAGTTCTGCGAAACAAGGAAAGGGATTTACTCGGATAAGATTAAAGAAAATTAAAAACAAGAAACATGAAAAAACAGTATTTTATTAAGTACACAGAATGGGAAGATTATAACCACGGATTTTATAACACTACCATTCCGAGCTACTTATCAGAAAGTGAGTTGATTGAAAGAAGCGTAAATCTTTTAAGCGACAAAGAAAAATTCAATGATAAATGTAAGATTGTTTTACAACGGTGGATAAATTCCGCAAAGGTAAACCTTACAAATCCTGAAACGAATCATAAAGCATGGCTTGGTCAAGCTGTTTGCTGTTATAATCACTTAGCTCCGAACTACATTACCCGAATGGCTTGGTTTTTACTTGATGAGAAAACGCAAAGGATAGCTAACCGAATAGCAAAAAAGAACATTGATGAATTTATAATTAAACTTTACGCAAATGAGCATACTCAAACAAGAATTGAATTCTAATGTTTACGAAGAAAGTGTAAGCAGAATCACAAAAGTATTTAACGAATTTGAATCAGTGTATTTATCTTTCTCAGGAGGTAAGGATTCAACAACTATGTTTCATGTTACAGCGGATGTTGCCCGTAAAATGAATAAAAGATTTGGGCTATTGATAGTCGATCTTGAAGGTCAATATCAGTTGACAATGGAACACGTTTCTAAAATGGTAGAAGAATATAATGATGTAATAGATTTATATTGGATTTGCCTACCGATAAGTTTAAGAAATGCAGTTTCTGTTTACGAACCTAAATGGGTTTGTTGGGATGAGGAAAAGAAAGAAGATTGGATTCGTGAAATCCCTAACTGTGCAATATCAGATGTTAATTACTTTGACTTCTTTCAGCACGGAATGGAGTTTGAGGAATTTGTACCTTTGTTCGGTGAATGGTATGCTAAAGGAAAAACGTGTGCTTGTTTAGTTGGTATTAGAACAGATGAATCATTGAACCGATTCAGAACTATTGCAAGTGATAAGAAAACTAAGTTCAAAAACTACAAGTGGACCACCAAAGTAACTGACAATGTATTCAATGTTTACCCAATATATGATTGGAGAACAAGAGATATTTGGATTTACCACGCTAAAAACACAGATAAAAGGATAAATGAACTTTACGAAGTTATGCATAAGGCAGGTTTATCTATTCATCAAATGCGCATATGCCAACCGTACGGAGATGATCAAAGGCGTGGGCTATGGTTGTTTCATTTGATTGAGCCGTCAACATGGGCAAAGGTTGTAGCAAGAGTTAACGGAGCAAACTCAGGTGCTTTATATGTGACTGAAAGCGGTAACATTAACGGTTACAATAAAATATCAAAGCCTGACCATCACACTTGGGAATCATTCGCAAAGATGCTTATAAACTCAATGCCACCTAAAACTAAAGAACACTTCGAGAATAAAATTATATTATTTCAAAGGTGGTGGATTGAAAGAGGTTATCCTGAGGGAATACCTGATGAGGCTGATTCTACAATGGAGGCTCAAAGATTGGTTCCAAGTTGGAGAAGAGTATGTAAGTCGTTATTAAGAAACGATTACTGGTGTAAAGGACTTGGATTTAGTCAGCATAAATCAGAGGGGTATATCAAATACCTTGAGTTAATGAAAAGAAGAAAACAAGAATGGAATGTTAACCAATTAAAAATGAAGATATGAAAAAGGAGTTGAAATCAATATTAGAATATTTAAACAACCTAACTTTAGATGAAAAGGTTGCCGCTATAAACGAAATAAAATTATCATTACACGATATTAGCCCGTTCAAAACAGAACCAGTTGATTGTGTTTTATGGGTTAAAAATACAGATGTACATGCAAATGATTACAACCCAAACTCAGTAGCACCACCCGAAATGAAACTACTTGAACAAAGTATTTCAGCGGACGGATATACGCAACCTATTGTAACAATGGATAGCGGTGAAACAAGGGAGGTTATTGATGGATTCCATAGAAACAGAGTAGGAAAAGAAAGTCCTAAAATTCAATCAAGGGTGCATGGTTATTTACCAGTCGTTACTATTAACAATGATAGGGAAGATAAAGCTGACAGAATGGCTGCTACAATACGTCATAACAGAGCAAGAGGTAAGCATAAGGTGGAATCAATGAGTGATATTGTTATCGAATTAAAAAGACGTAATTGGTCGGATTTAAAGATAGCAACTGAACTTGGTATGGATCAAGACGAGGTGCTTAGATTAACTCAGATTAGTGGATTGTGTGAGATGTTTCAGAATGAGGAGTTTTCTAAGGCGTGGGAAATAGAATCAGTGCAAGATGAATATGAAAACATAGACTAATGGCAGCAGATAAAAAAGGGTTTATCCTATACGCAGACCAAAAGGTATTATTTGATCAGCTCTCCGATGCAAAAGCAGGGGAGTTGATTAAGTTTATCTTTGCTTATGTGAACGATGAAGACCCAGTAACAGAAGATTTGATACTTAACCTTGCTTTTACACCTATTAAACAGCAGTTAAAGCGGGATTTAGTTAAGTTTGAGCAAGTAAAAACAGCCCGTTCAGTAGCAGGAAAGATGGGTGGTATTAAGTCAGGTGAAGCAAGGCGAAGCAAAATGAAGCAAAACGAAGCAAACGAAGCTGTTAATGTTAATGTAAATGATAATGTAATAAATACAGAAAATCATTCCGCTCGACCTAAGTTAGATTTAAATGGCTTTCCTATATGATAGTTAACCATAGAGATCAAGATGAGTTCCTTGAACTACTAAGAACCAACCGTGTTCCTTTGGGTTTGGCTATCGGTTGCGACTTAGATAACCACCTAAGATTTAAAAAGGGTTCGTTTAATATCATTCTTGGACACGCTAACGTTGGTAAGACTTACTGGCTATTGTTTTATCTTCTTTGTTTAAGTGCGAAGCACGACCATAAACACCTAATCTACTCAGCAGAGAATACCGTTAACGGAATCAAACGTAATCTATTGGAGTTGTATGTAGGTAAGAAAGTAAATCAATTCACCACTCAAGAGTTGGAAGATGCAAAGTTGTTTATTGAGAATCACTTTGATTTCATAGATACCCAAAAAGCGTGGACTATTGAGTTGTTTATGCAGGAAGTACAGAAAGCAGGAAGATACGATACGTTAATGATTGATCCTCACAACTCGTTTCTAAGACCTAAAGGAAGTAACGCTCATGATTACGATTACGAAATGGCTACCAAACTACGGTTATTCTGTAAACAAACGAAAACAAGTATCTACCTTTGTATTCATGCAGCAACGGAAGCACTAAGGAAAACACATAGAGATGGTGAGTTTGAAGGACACCCTATGCCTCCAAGCATGGCAGACGCAGAAGGAGGCGGTAAATGGGGAAATAGAGCCGATGATTTCATTGTAATACATCGTTACGTTGCGGATAAGTTTAATTGGATGTACACTCATATACACGTTAAGAAGGTAAAGGAAACTGAAACGGGAGGAAGCCCTACGCTAATGGGTGAACCAATACTATTTAAACTTGAGGGAGGCAGTGGATTCAGTTGCAACGGTAAAAATCCATTACATGATAGTAAACAATCCGAAATATTTAATAACTTAGCACCTAATAAAGACTTTTAACGGTCGGCAACTAACCGCACGTTTTAATGGCGGTTGAGTTGCTGTTATGCTTTGTTAATTTAATTAAAGAAATGTTATGAGAAAGAACTTAAACGGATTATTAGGAATGTATGCTATTGCGGCATCAATGAGTGGTATTGGTAATGATTTATTTGCAGACCCAAGAGAAAAAAGAGTTTATATTGAAAAAGAAAAACGACCTTACGTTCCAACAGGCTCGAAAGAATATTTCTTTAATGAGCAAGGGGAATTTTCTACTGAAAGAATGAGAAAGGATGAAACGGTTTTTAAATGTATTGCCATTAATGATAAGAACGCTATTAGAAAATTTGAGCGTTGGAAAATTAATAGAGCATAACGTCAGGTAGGTTGGTGAAGTTTACGGATTAAAAAGAAAGATTATGGAAATATATGATGATTTATTAAAGTGTATTAGAAGAAAAATACAACTGCATGAGATAGTTGGAGATTTTGCAATAGCAACAGAAAGTTTAAAAATATACTTAGATGAGTGGGAGGAACGTAGTAAATTGCACCAACCTACTGTTAGCGGTTCGGTTTGTAAATCAGAATGGTGTAAAGATAAAGCTGAATTTGATGGCTATTGCGATACTTGTTTTTGCAATTCAACAAACTGACCGCTAACTGTCGTGCAGGTGGTCGTTTCAATGCCACTTGCACTTTGTTAGAAATTTAAAACACTATAACATGAACCTAAAAATAATAAATTGCCGTCTTGACTTAAACATTGCACTCAACCATTTGCTTTTTAGGGCTAAATTAAGCGACGTAAGCGATGAAAAGAAGAGAGTAATACTTACGGATGCCGAAGCTATAAATAATGCGTTACGTTTGATAAATGAGCTTCAAGAGGAAATCGAGTTAGAATACAAGATTAATTCAAGATTGAACTTGACTAACATGGAATTAAGGAAAATGTTATTAGATTTACAACAAAAGGAGGTAGAGATATGAAGATACTAAATTTATACGCTTGTCTAGGCGGCAACAGATACAAGTGGGACGAAGTAGCAAAAGAAGCAGGAATAGAAATAGAAGTTACTGCTATTGAATTAGATCCTGAAGCTGCGAGATTATACCAGGAAAGATTTACGAATGACATAGTGGTAGTCGCTGATGCACATCAATACTTACTTGACCACTACAAAGAATTTGATTTTATATGGAGTTCACCACCTTGTCCGACACATTCAAGAATGAGAATATCAAATACTGGTGAAGGTGAAAGAAAGTCGAAAGCAACCTATCCAAACATGATGCTTTATGAAGAAATAATACTATTAGAACATTTTTTCAATGGTAAATATTGTGTTGAGAATGTAATACCATATTATGAACCATTAATACAAGCCCAAAAAAGAGGTAGGCATTTATATTGGACTAACTTTAATTTACCAAATGATTTAGGAGAAAGGAACGCAAGTAATTTTATACATTCAAAAGTTTCTGAATTATCTAAATTTCACGATTATGATTTTACTAAATACAAAGGCGAACAGAGATTAGATAAAATGGCGCGTAACCTGGTAGACTATGAAGCGGGAAGAACTATCTTTGAAACAGCTTTAGGGATAATTAAAAAGAAGAATGTAAACCAAGTATCAATATTTGACGAATTAGAAGAATGAAACGCTGCAAGAATTGTAAAGAACCATTTACACCAATCCGAACTACCTTAGAAAAATATTGTAGCAAGTCGGAATGTATGCAAGTATTCATATCTGAAGCTAAAGAAAAGGCTTGGAAGAAAACTAAAGCGGTAAAGAAAGAGGAGTTGATGACGGTTCAAGATTACGTTAAGATCGCACAGCAAGTATTCAACAAGTACATTCGATTGCGAGATAAGGATAAAGGTTGTATAAGTTGTGGAAAACCATTGGTGGGTAAGTTTGATGCTGGACATTTCTATAATGCAAACAATCATTGGTATATTAGATTCCATCCTGACAACGTTCATGGTCAATGTGTATTGTGTAATCAACATAAGCACGGTAATTTGTTGGAATATAGAAAAGGATTGATTGATAGGATAGGATTTGAGCAGTACAAATCACTTGAATGTTACGCTGAAGCTGCAAGAAAATACGAAAAGCACGAACTAAAAGAAATAATTGAAACCTATAAACAAAAGATAAAAGAGTTATGAAACGACCCGACCCGATGCACAGAGCCTACAGAATAAACAGACGAAAGAAAGATTGGTTTACTTACCTATGGATGTATGACGATAAATTTGTATATTTAAACCCGAACGAATAGCTATGCCTTGTGAACCATTGAAACCAATAGAAAACTACATCCCGAATATTGAGGTGGAGTTATCACTTTTACATGATGTATTGAAAATGCAAAACGCACCCGATGAATTTTTGAAAGGATTTAAGATGTGTTTGGATCACTACATTGAATTGAATAACGCTATAAACGAAATAAACGAATGAAACCGATAGATTACATTACCTACGCTTTTGGGATTCTTATTCCCTTAACGCTTATCCTTTGGTCTTACTTAGAGAAAGGATTCTACGACAACTATATCAACGGAGAGTTGTATTTAATCTTTGTTGTTTACTTTTTGCCTTGGTGTATTATTGCCGCTAATATCATTCACTATGTTACTCGCAATCGTATTTAGTTTAGTCGCAGGAATAAGCGAGGGGATTATGGACTATCTTCAGTTTCATTATAATGGATTAAACGACTACTTCAATCCCGACTATTCTTGGCGTAACAAATGGAAAGACGGAGTACCCGAAAAAGGTGAACGCTTTTGGCAATCGTCACGGGCTTTAGTATTCCTAACAGACGGGTGGCATTTGATGAAGTTTATTCGGAATTTATTTATTATGTTTGCAATCGGTTGTATATTATTAACACTTGGATTCACATTCTTAAAGGCTGTTTTAATTGTGGCTTTGTTAAGGTTGGCTTATGGAATCGGTTTTTATTTAGGATATGAGTAAGATTTTTATATTTAACTACGAACGTGAGGATATGCTAAAGAGCATACTAAAGCATTTGAAAGGTCAGGACATAACAATTCTAGACGATGGCTCAACCTACAACATAAAGCACCCGAACGTAATCAAGTTCAAGAACGGAGGTAAGCAAGAATTTTGGAAGAAATGGTTTGTAGCGTTTGAATTAGCGAAAGCAACTCCGAATGATTTATTTATCTTCATGCCTAACGACCATATGGATTTAGATATTGAAAAGATTCAGTTGATGCACAAGAAGTATAAACACGATCCGTACGTCTGTAACATTGTAAACGATGGTAGGGAGTGGTGTTGGATTCAGAAACCTGCCGAACCAGTAGACCAACACGTCAAGAAAGTGTATTTCACAGACTGCGGGTTCTTTTGTAACAGAGCAGCATTAGAAAGGATTCAATTCACCATTGACCCTATCGACCCTAAACGTTTCAAGGTTCGTAACGATATTAGTTCGGGGGTTGGTCAGCAGTTGAGTAGAAAATTTAATAGGGCAGGAGTTAAAATGTATATGCCCCACAAGTCTCTCGCTATACACGGAGACCATCCAAGTGTTATGCACCATAATGAAAGATTGAGTAATCCATTAATATCAAAACATTAAATAAATGAACGAGATTTGGGAAGATGTGCCTGGATATAAAGGACATTATATGGTGAGCAACTTAGGCAATGTATTTACTATTAAAAACAATAGACTCATGTCGCCATCTTTAACTGGTGTTAGAAATAAATATAAGGAGGTTAGGTTTTGTGTTAATGGAATTGTAACCAGATATAAGGTACATCAATTAGTAGCTATGGCTTTTTTAGGTCACAAAATAGATGGATTTAATATCGTAGTTGATCATATTGATGGCGACACATTTAACAATGCCCCAGACAACTTAAGATTAACCACTAACAGATTTAATGTTTCAAGGGCTGTTGGTGGCAAATCTAAATATGTTGGAGTTAGTTGGGATAGTAGAAGATGTAAATGGAAGAGCAGCATAAGGATTGGAAACAAAAGAATATTCTTAGGTAGGTTTAATTGTGAATTGTCTGCGTACAAAGCATATACAGATGCATTAAATAAACTTTAATAAGCAAATGAAAGTAGAAATAGTAGAGATAGGAACGTCCGACTTTAGAACGGAGGCGGGAAAGAAGAGCGGTTTATTTGTTGAGCCTATAAAAGAGTATTACGATAGATTACCGAAGTGCCTTAAAGAGAATGTAGCGGTAAGTAATAATGAGGGTAGTGTAGATATTTACTACATACCTTCTGAAAAGATTAAGTCGTTAGGACTTCCCGATTGGCTTCGTGGTTGCAACTCAATTAACGAGCCACATAAAACCATTGTCGAGATGGGTTGGCTTGGTCATGTAGAAATTGACAGCGTTCCAGTTGTAAGAATCAAAACGCTATTCGATAAGCATAACATAACAGACATTGAACTACTAAAGATAGATACCGAAGGTCACGATTGTGTAATCTTAAATGACTTTTTAGATACTTGTACTATAAAACCAAAGATAATTCAGTTTGAAAGTAACGTATTAAGCAACTCCGAAGATATTAAAGCGGTGGTTAAGCGATTAGAAGCAATAGGTTACAAGTGTTCACAAGTTAAATTTGATATGATATGCGTATTATCGTAGGAATAGCAACCCATAAAGGACGGGAACACACATTAGAAAGAACGATTGACAGCCTTTTAAAGTACGT